ATGAAATTGAATTTTCTTATGATGATGAAAAATTATATGTTGGAAAAGTATTTTTTCATTCAAGAAAAGGAGATACTGATGTTAAAAGTTTCTATGCTTATGACAATTCTATTTACTTAAATAAAAATAACTTTGTTAAAAATTTCTTTAGGAAAAAGCCTTCTGAAATTATAAAAGAAATATGCGGAGAACTTAATTTAAAAGTAGGTAAAATACCACAAGATGAAGTTACTTGTACTTATCCAGCTATTGACAGAAGCGGATATGAAATTATATTGAATGCTTACACAATACAGCACAGAAAAAATAAAAAGATTTATTCTATTGTAAGTAATGATAAAGCAATAGATATAGTTGAGCAAGGAACACATGCTGATGTTCTTTTAACAAGTGCTGATAACATTTCTACATCTTCATATGAAGAAAGCATAGAGAATATGATAAATCAAATAGTTATCTATAAAGTTGAGAACGAAAAGCAGCAAATCCTAAACAAAGTAGAGAATGCAGAGGATAAAAAGAAATTTGGACTATTTCAACAAGTCATGCAATTTGAAAAAGATGTAGATAATATAGCAAATGCTAAGGATATGCTAAAAAGTGTAGAAAAAAGTGCAAAATTACAATGTCTAGGAAATGTATTAATTCAAGCTGGATACAATATAGGAATACAAGAGCCAAATAGTGGACTTGTTGGAGATTTCTTAGTTAAATCAGATACTCATATTTTTGAGGGAGAAACTCATTATTGTACTGTTGAGTTAGCATTTGAAAATGTAATGGATAAAGCGGAATTTGAAAACAAAGAAAAAGTTAAAAAAAGTGATAAAAATAAAAAAGGTAAGAAAACTAAAAAAGGAAAAGCTAAAAAAGCAAGTAAATTAGATCAACTATTTCCAGAAGGGTGGGATAAGAAATGAGTGATTTAGGATTAATGATAGGTGAAATGATAAGTCAAGCCACAAAAGGAACATCTATCATAAAGGCATCTGTAGTCAATCCACCCCCAAACTTAACTATTGAATTTGATGGGCAAGTTATACCAAGTGAGCAAATTTACTGCAGTAATTACTTATTACCTCACTATCATAGAGATTATACAATAGATGGTATTATTGATGAAATAAAAATAGATGTATCTAAATATGATTACAATAATACTACTCAGGATGCAATGGGGCATAAGATACCAAAATTAAAAGGAAGTGGAAACTATCAGGGAAATGGAACATATAAATCTCACAAGGATATTTGGTTTGAGGATACGTTACAAAAAGGCGATGAAGTACTTGTTCTTGTTATGGGTGTACATTATGTAGTTGTAACAAAAATAGTTAAAATGCCAAGTGGAGCAATTAAGGGGGTGTGATGTGGAAAAAGATTTTAATATTTTTCTTAAAAAAGCAGAAACAGAAGTTGAAGAAATGGCAACTTTTAAAGAATATGCTATAGACTTTAAAAGTGGAGAATATATAAAAGAAGGAAATGATATAATACTTTTAGAAGAAAATGAAGCTTTAAAAGTATGGATATTCAAAGCATTAAAGACTGAAAGATTTAGATATACTGATGTGCATAGTGATGAATATGGGAGTGAATTAGAAACTAATATAGGAACTATCTATCATAAAACAGTTAAAGATGCTTTAATGATAAACCAAATAAGGGATACATTACTAGTAAATCCTTACATCACAGAGTGCTATAATTTTGACATTTCTAACGAAGATGAATATGTTCCACAGATAACCTTTAACGTTAAAACGGTATATGGAGAACTAGAAATGGAGGTGTAAATGAAAGATAAAATTGAATTAAGAAATAATTTCTTAGATAACTTAAAAAATCCACTCTCAAAAATGGAAGGGACTTTTAATTTTGATATCGCAGCAACATTTGGAATTACTGCAGAAGAAGTTTACAAAGAGTTAGAGTTCTGGGAAAAACAAACATTTATAGATACGGCAACAGAAGATGAATACATTGATAAGCACGCTTTAATGTTTGGAGTAAAAAGAAGGGCAGGAACTAAGGCAAAAGGAACTCTAAAAGTAACAGGAAAAGCAAACTCTATCATAGAAGAAAATACGATATTTTTAAATAGAGATGGTATAAAGTATAAATCTTTAAGAAGAGAATATTTAAGCACATCAGGAGTTGCAGAAATAGAAATAGAATGCTTATCTGAAGGTAAAATAGGTAATGCTGCAATAGGAGAGATTACAACTTTTGAAATTCAAAATAGCAATATCTACAGTGTTACGAACGAAAAAGAAATTATAAATGGATATGATAAAGAACCTAATTCTGTACTAGTTGCAAGAGCAAAAGAAAAAGCTACAAGACCTGCTCACAGTGGAAATATTTATGATTATGAGCAATGGGCTAAACAAGTTGATGGAGTTGGGAAAGTCTTAGTAAAACCTCTTTGGAATGGAAACGGAACTGTTAAAGTTCTAATTGCTAATTATAATAATGATATAGCTGATTCTAGTCTAATTCAAAAAGTTAGAGAAAGAATACAAAGCGATGACGGTAGACCTGTTGGAGCTGATGTAACTATAGAAAGCTTTAGAGCTAAGACTATAAACATAGAAGTTAATACTATATTAAAATCTGGATATGCTCTATCAGATGTAAAAGAAAAGATTGAATCTCTTTTAAAAGCTGTTATAAAAACTGGGAATGCTACTTTTGAGAAAACTAATAAAACAATACTATCTATTAATCGTTTAGAGAAAGCTATTTTAGAAATAGATGGTGTAAATGATAACTTTGTAAAAGTAAATAATTCTAATTCTAATATAGAAATTGCAGATGATGAGATATTAGTAGTTGGGACAGTGATTATAAATGAGCAATAGATTAATTAAAAAAGTCTCTAAAGTAGCTAGAAACACCTTACAAGAAGATTTAATAAGAACTCTAGATTTAATCTGTGAATATGCTAAAAATGATATACAAAAATATAAGGAGCTATTATTTATAGCTTTTTTTAATGAGCAACAAGTGGCCAATTATGAAAGGTTTATGGAATTAGACTATAAAAATGGTTGGAGCTTACAAGATAGAAAAGACAGAATTATCTATACTTTACTATCTAAAAATATTTTTACACCTCATGTTTTAAAAGAACAAGCAAAGATATTCACAAATGGAGAAATCGAAGTAATTGAGGATTACGGAAATTATTCATTTACGATAAAATTTACATCTGTGGTTGGAATCCCATCTAATCTGGATAACTTTAAAAACTTTATTTATATTAATAAACCAGCTCATCTAAATTTCAGTATTGAATTTAGATACAACACACACAATCAAGTGGCTTATTTAGTTCATAATATTTTGAAAAGCAAAACTCACAAACAGATTTATGATACTAGACTTTATAATGATGCTGATGTTATTAGAAAGTATCACAAACATATTGATTTAAGCTCTATGAAACATGTATCTTTAAAGACTATAAAAAACAGAAGTATTTATGATGAAAGGAGATAAGAATGGCAGAATATACTAAGCATTTGAGATTAATAAAACCAGGGGGAAATGATTATTATAACATAGATGATTTTAATCAAAACTCAGAGTTAATAGACAAGGAAACAGAGAAATTAAATAATGCTATTACAGAAATTAAAAACGGAGCAACAAGAGAGAAAGCAGGAATTGTACAATTTGGTACGGAGGAAGGAAAAGCATTAGAAGGAATGATGTTAGCTAGATTAGCTGGATGTGTTGGGTATGGTGGAGACATTCAAACCGCTGGAGTAAAGGATATTAATTATATCTATTACGACAGGAATACTAGAAAAATGTATAAGTGTTTAAATCAAAATAGTGATGTGTCGGCTAATGTTGCTAATTTTATCCCATTAGATAATAACAGTCTTTTGGATAGATTGGAAAATCTAATAACTTTTGAAGAAAATACCTCTCTTAAAGTTAAAGTTATAAGTGTTATTTTACCTCCTAATACACCTGTTGGTCAGTTTGTATCAACTACAGGTATTCCAAAAAATACGGTATATATTACTGGATTCTTATTTAACTACATAAAAGAAGAAGCAACTAATATTTATGACCACTGGGATTTACAAATATCATTACCTTCTAATTGTATTGTTAAAAAGAAAAAAGAATATAATATTACAGGGTATGCTACAATATTGGCTTTTTATAAGTAGATTAATAGTACACTATTTTAGCCTTTCTTATACTAGAAATTTGATAGTTATAATAAAAAGCAGCTACAGTATTTCCATAAATAGAATATCCCCCTGGAGCACCACTCCCCTCTTCTAGGATTACACAAATTATCTTACTTGGAAGCACGTCTTGTGGAATTTTCCCAGAATATCTAGAAAATAACTCTCTATCTAAGTCTTTAGTTAGAGTTATATCTCTAAATTTTAAGAGATTTTCCACTTTAGTATTTGGAAAATCTAAAAAGAAACTCACATCAAATAATGTATAATGGGGGTGCCCCTGTACCTGTTGGAACAACTGGAAAGTTACCAGATTATGTAAGATATAACAATATATTAGAATATTATTTTAAGATTAGGTTTTTTGGAGGAGTATCATTTTATGTTGTCTTAGATAACTCTACAAATACAAATATAGTTGATTATACTTTATTTAATGGTATTAAATTTCACTTAGATATTAATACTAATATTTTGAAATTAGTGGCTGACCCTCAAAGTCAACTTATCTCTATATCTGTTTTTAATAAATTGACTTAGATATTTAATCCAACTTGTACTATGGCGAAAATGCTATAGTTCTCCCTTGTTCTATTTTGATTATTCAAATATATTTTTCTATTCTTAATATAAGAAGTAATAGGCTTTTCACCACCAGTCCCAGTCTGAGCAGAAATAACTATAGAATTTATATACTCTGAAGATGTAGAAATTGGAAGATTATAGTATGTTTCGCCAGTTGGAACATCTTGAAACCATCCAAACATCATGTAAAAATTAGAGCTGATTTGCTTATAGTACCAATTCCCACTTTTTATAAAATCTTTGTATAGATTTTCCATTATTTAAAGAACTGTATAATTAACTTATCAATTTTAGGAGGTTTAGTTATGCAATTAATAGTTTTGGAAAATTTAAAAAAGGAAAATGTGGATATATATTTAGAGTATTTAAACAGTTGCAAAAGTAGCAACTGGGATACTTGGGAGACTACATACAAAACGTACTGTAACAATTTTAAGTTATTTTTAGTTTGGTTTCAAAAAGCTTATAAAAATAGATTACTTCTTAGTAAAGATACACTTTTAGAAATGCCAACGATAATAGAAAGTTACAGAAATTATTGCAGAAGTTTAGGAAATTCTAAAAGGACTTTGATGAACAAAACTACGGCAATATCTACATTTTATGCTTGGTGTGTTCGTAGAAATAAAATCAAATATCATCCCTTTGATAGTAAATTAGATAAGCTTAGATTTACAGAGAAGGATAAAGTTAGGAACAGTTATTTTCTTACAACAGAGCAAATATTGACTGTTCGTTTATATATGCAAGTAGAGAGTAAGAAATATGATTTGCAAGATAGGATTTTATGGGAATTATTTTTAGATAGTGCTTGCAGAATAAGTGCTATTCAAAACTTGAAAATGGAACAATTAGATTTAGAAAACGGCTATTTTAGTAATGTTAAGGAGAAAGAGGGATATATAGTAAATGCATTCTTTTTTCAAAAATGTAAGGAAATTATAAAAGAATGGATACAGTACAGAATAGATAATGAAATAGATGTAGATTGGTTTTTTGTTACAAAGTATGGAAAAATCTATAAGCAGATGACACAAGGAGCTATTAGAAATAGGATTAGAAAGCTAGGAAAAATTTTAGGAATAGAGGATCTATATCCTCATACTTTAAGAAAAACAGCAATAAATTTAATTAATAATCTTGCTGGATTAGGCTTAGCTAGTAGTTATGCAAATCATAGCAGCAGTGGGGTTACAAGTAAGCATTATATACAAAAAACAAGTGCTACTGAAATAAGAAATACTCTTATTGTAGCAAGGAAAAAGTTAGGTATTTTTTAGTTTAATATTATAGAGATTTTTAAATTTATAAAGAATTTAAGGTTTAATTTTGTAGTTTTGAGCTTCTTTTTATATTTTTTCTTAAATATAATTTCTAAGAATTTTATATTTAAGACACTCAAAACAGCATTTTAAATTATAAAAAACTGAATAAATTTAAAAATCTATTCACATTTGAAAGGAGAGATATTATGTTTTATATTTACTCAAAAGAGAAAAAATCAAGACTTGCTTTCACTGTTAATTTAACAGCAGATGAAGTCATGCAATTCATGGAAGGTAATTTATTCCTGGATTATCCAGAACTTATCCCTTCAGAATATGTTGTAATTGAGAGAAATGAAGCTTTCAAATATCCAACATATGACGAAGCAAAAAACACTATAAGAGAGATGACTAGAGAAGAACTTATAGAAGAAGATATCGAAGTTCAACTAGCCCCAGGAGAGTATGTAGAGGACAAGAAATTAAAGAGTATTCCACAGCCAAGCTCTTATCATACGTGGAATACAGTAACACACACTTGGGATATAAATATGGAAGATGTTAAAAGAACTTTCAGACACAAGTTCAGAGAAATACTGCTA